ATGCTAACAAGACTGCAAAACAGACTCCTGTTTCAGCACTTTCTTCAGCACATGTCCGTGAGGCTGCTATCTACATCCAGGATGGTGTTGAGAACATCTTGAAGAGATATATCTTTGAGTTCAACACAGCACAGACAAGACTTGAGATTAAGACTCTTGTTGATGAGTTCCTTAACAATATGAAGGACAATGGTGGTCTCTATGACTTCAGAACAGTTATGGATACAACCAATAACACAGCAGAGGTCATTGACCATAATATGGGTGTTATTGATATATATGTTGAGATTGTTCGTGGTCTTGAAATCATTGCTCAGAGACTTACAATTCTCAAGACTGGTGCTATTGCAGCAGGTGGATTTGATGAATAATTTCAAATCTATCAACAATAAAAGAGAGAGTAGGAAACTACCCTCTCTTTTTTGTTTCTCATAAATACTTTATATTATATCTATATGATTATGATAAAGAAATATGATGAATACTTTGATGATGACATTCAATTGAATGAATCACAAGAGAAGATGATAAATGAAGCAGCAGAAACCATTGCAGAGAAAATCAAGAATGGTGAGGAAGTTGATGAAGGTCTTTTTGGATCCATTGTTGGTGGATTGACAGGTGCAACCATTGGTCCTGCTATTGGTAGGGCAATCTGTAAGGCATTGGGTATCACCAGTGGATTACTTTATGATTTGTTCAACAGTAGAATGTTTACAGCTGCTGTTGCTGCATATATTGGATATAAGAACTAAATTTGAAAGATTATGGAATTGACAAAGATTTATCCCGAAACCAATGTAAAGGATTTTCCTAATATACATAATGGTAATATTGATACACTTGTTAATAAAATTAATGAGTTGGAGACAACTATTGCAGAAAAAAACAATCAAATTAGTACTCTTATATCTAATTTTAATAATACACTAACAAACTTGGATGCTAAATATCAAGCAATGTACAGTCAAAAAATAGCAGAGCTTGAAAGTACATTTGTAAAAATATCTGAATTTAATACTACTATAGCAAGTCTTGATAATAAATTTGTAAAAAAAGAAGATAACTAATAAATTATGGCAGACTCAATTATAAAAATAAAAGGTACAGACCTCATTTCTGAATCAGTAAATAGTATTAATACAAATTTTGAAACTCTTTATAACCGTGATTCCCAGTATGAACAGAAATTAAAGAGTTATACTGATTTGGTTGACAATACCGTAAAGGGTTTGAAGGATACTATTAACTTAAACAAAACAGATATTGATCAAAGCATCAGTGGTTTAAGTAGCCAATTAGAAAACATTGCAACAGTTACAAATATACAGACACAGGTTGAAAGTGCTATTGAGAATGCAGAGGGTGTGTTAGCTAATGTAATTGCAACAAATGCTGGTAGATATGTTGAGAATGCCATGTCAGCATATGCAAAGACTGCTATTGTTGATGAAAAATTTGAAAATTATACTTCTTCCAATGCATTTACAACATATGAATCAAATGTACTAAATAAGAAATTTGCATCCGCAAATACAATTGTTGCCAATAATAAATTTTATAAAGAATTCAATCCGGAAAATAATAAATATTGTTTTGTTTATAAAGAAGACTCTGAACATAATATAACAGATGGAACAATATCACAATTTGATTCCATTGAAAGTTATTATAATGAATTAACAGCAACTGAAAAGAATCAACTTGATACAAATCATACAGGTAATGGATTGAATGATGATACTGTTGTTAAAAATCTTATTGCAGAATGTGAGAGACATTTTAAGATTGCATCAACAGAATTAGCAGCCGTAACCCAAACAGTTTCAGATAAAAGTGCAACAATTAATCTTGTTGCTGCAGTTATGAGTGATAAAGACCCCAATACCACATTAGCAGCAGCCATTCTTATGGAAGCAAATGATGTGGATTCTTCTATTAAATTGAATGCTAATAAGATAAATATTGATGCTGCCAATAAACTCAATTTGACAGCACAGAATTGTACAATTTCAGTGGCAAGTAATTTTACAATAAATGCAAGTAATTTCAAAATAAATTCAAGTGGTGATGTTACTGTTGCTGGAGATATTACAGCATCCAGTGGTAAAATTGGTGAAGTTGAAATCAGCAATGGAGGTTTAAGAAGTAAAAATGTTGGTACGGCAGCAAATCAAAAGTATAATTTTATATTGGATAGTAGTGGTAATCTTTCAGTTCAAAATGCAACTATTGCCGGTTCAATTAATGCAACATCATTGACAATTGGAAGTTCTGCTGAAAGTACATTAACAAGTTTAATTATGAGTGTTGGTGCATCAGAGGGTTGGTCTAATGGTGCTTCTAATAATTGGTTGGTTAATTCATTCCAGCAAACAGAAGTATCTGGTGGTGTTGTTTTAACTGGTAATGTTTTTGTTGCAGATGAGAATGGTGATTATTGTGCTGGTATGTTGGGTACAAGAGAGGAAAATTCAATTGATGTAAGATTTTTTGCAGGTATACCAAATTCAGAAGAAGAATTAGATTTAAGAGATGTTATTTATAATGCACCATTTAAAGTATATGAGGATGGATTTTTACAATCTACATATGGTGAAATAGGAACAGTAGCAATAGGCTCTGAAGGATTATACTGTGGTAATGTACACTTATATGATAAAGGTATTGAAATTGAAGATACATATGGAAATAAAAGTGAATTTACATCTGATGGAATTAGACTTGCTGGTTCAGTAGCATTCAGAACGGCATATTTATTTAATGTTAATATTTCTGATGGTTGGGATGACTGGTGGACTGAAGATTTACCAGAAGAAAACCTTATAGCTTTAGATAATCTTGAAAAGCAACATGGTATTTTTGCGGCCAATAATGATAAATCTATAGAAACTGCAATTTTAGGATGTGATATTATTAATATTTTTGGTATAACTTTAACAATCCCAAATGATTCAAGGTTTATAGGTCGCCGAGTTACATTTATGTCTGGTCATCCTTTAGCCGCTGGATTAAAAGCAAAAATAGAGGGTGCTGGATTTTATTGTGATTATGATTTAACTGTAACAGATAATGGTTATATAAGATTTGCTGATTCAGAATGTTTGTTTTATGAGGATGGAAATTATTCAAAAAAAATCAATCTGTCTAATGAAGCAATTGAATGCTTTGGTATGGGTGTAGGTAATGAGTTTAAAGGATTTATTATTACAAATAGATACAATATTAAAACAACATATGATTATGGACATCCTTTAAGATGTTTAGGTATGTATTATATATCTAATAAATCATTAACTAAAGGTTACTCTTTTAATGGAGCAACAGTTAATTTAAGTACTCATGATGATTATTTAGAACTTTCAACACCATTTAAAGTTTCTGCTACCTCTGATATTATTACAATGGTTGAAGATTATGGATCAGAAACATCAGGAAATGGATGGCAAGTGACAGAACAAGTAAATTCTGGTAATCATCAATTATCTGTACGTCTTTATAATACAGATTTATCAAGCTCTTGTAAAGTTATGATATTTAATGCAAAAGATTTCACATCATTATATTTGGATCCTTCTTTGGATCAAAATCCTCCTGCTATTGATAAAGTTGTAGTAAAAAGAAATGATGTATGGGATACAAAAATTTCTACACTATCTTGGGATTGTGATTCCACATCTGCATATCCAGAAACCATTAGGGTATATACTAATAGTTCAACCACTGAAGTTGATTTTCAGATAACATCAGGTAGTTCATATTTTACACTTACTGACGCTGATTCAACTGGTGTTGTTTCAAAAGTTATAACATCATCATATTGTACATTCCCAACAATAAAACCAAAGACTACAAATAATGGTTATAATAATTATAATGCAACACTTACAATTATAGCAAAGAATACAGGTTCAGGTGAAACTGTAAGAACATCAGTTTCATTAATTCAAGAACGTAAATATAGTGGTGGAGGTGGCGGAGGTGGTACCGGTTCTGGTGGTCATAATAGTTCTGGCTCTGGATATGGTACATAGTATTAAACATATTGAAAATAGTGAAAATGAGGGGTTTTCAGGCCTCTCATTTTCTTTCTCACATAAATAATATAGTATAATAGTTTAATTTTTTTAATACAGACTTTTTATGGCTGGTTTTACTAATACAAATAGGAATACTGCAAGTAATCCGAATCCTGTAACCAGGATGCTCCGCAGTCTTTCAAGTTTTGGAATGAACTATAAGGATGATGTCATCAAGAATGTTCGTTCTATGAATCTTGATTTACAGACTGCACAGTTACAGACAAACCCTGTGACTGGACAGATTGGTTCAATTAATGATGAAAATATCCAGGTTCTTTTTGCAAGGATGTCAGCAACTGACCCTTCTATTTCAAAAGGATATTTTAATCTTTCAGAAGAAAATTATCAGAAGAAGAAAGAACAATTAAGAAGATTTGCCTTACAGGATGAAGTTGAGGAAATCCTTGACATCATCTGTGAGGAAAGTATTGTGTTTGATGGTGCGAACAAATTCGCAAACATCAAACTCAACTACAAGGCAGACCAGGAAATCCTTGATGAGTTTGCAGAGGAGTATAATAAGATTTACAATTACTTTGGATTTTATGATACTGTCCAGGCGACTGACTATTTCAGAAAATGGTTAATCGATGGTTTCCTTGCATTTGAGATTGTTTACAATGAAGACCAAACAGAGATTATTGGTTTCATTGAGTTGGATCCTGCCTGTCTTACTCCTGGTATTGACCCTAACACCAATGAGAAAATCTGGTTTGTTAACCAGAGGGTTGGTATTAATGGTCAGACCACACAGGACAGGATTCTTTATGATTCCCAGATCATCTACCTTTCTTATGCAAAGGCAGATACTGTTTCCAGAATCTCTTATGTTGAAAGACTTATCCGTTCATTCAACATCTTAAGAACAATGGAGGCAACCAGAATCATCTGGGCTGTCACCAATGCTTCTTACAAGACACAGTATATCATTCCTGTTGGTTCTGTACAGTCACCAAGAGGTCGTCAGACCTTGGCCCAGGCAATGGCAAATTACAAGGAACTTGTGGACTTTGACTGGGATTCTGGTGAGATTAAGACCAATGGTCGTCCTATGTTACAATTCTATAAGGACATCTTTATGGCATCCGAGGGTGGTGAAACACCACAGATCCAGAATCTTGGTGGTGATGGTCCTGAAATCTCTGATACAGAGACATTGAGATATTTCAGGGATAAACTCCGCCAGGCATCCAAGATTCCTTTCACCAGGTTTGAGAAGGAACAGGGTGAAGGTCAGTACACAATGAGTGCAGAAGGTATTGCCCGTGAGGAAATCAGATTCAGTAAGTTCATTGGTAGGTTAAGAGCAATCTTTGCTGAAATCCTTATCAAACCTACATATCTCCAGATGTGCTTGAAACACAAGAACATTATGACAGATATGAACTTCCGTGTCAATCTTGGTCTTGATTACAATAAGGATTCTGTCTTTGAAGAGAATAAGGAAATTGAACTTCTCCAGAAGAAAGCAGACTTCATTTCATCTATTATGGGTTCTATTGTTGAAACTGATAGTGAAGGAAATGAAACTCCATACTTTGACCTTGACTTTATGGTCCGTGAATATCTTGGTTTGAGTGATGAGAAACTCCAACTCAATCAGAGATACAAGGATGAGAAGAAATTGAAGAAGGAAGGTTACAAACAGGAGGATATTGCAAAGATTCTTGATGGTGCACCAAAATCAGAATTCAAGCCAGAAAAGAAGAAAAAGAAAGAAGATGAGGGAGAAGGTAATGACAATGAGGATGAAGGAAATCCTCTAGTAGGACTTTAAAAAATAAGTAAAAATAATTTTACATAAATACCATATAAAACTATATAAGAAAATTCATTTAAAATGAAAGAGAAGAAACTTTTGATAGTAGAAAGATCTAATGCTCCTCTCAATTATCAGGTTGAACAAGCTCTTAATGAGAACAATGAGCATAGTGACTCTATAGTATTAACCGGACTTTTCACATCTTTCAATACTAAAAACCGTAATGGCAGAATCTATGAATCTGCTGACTTCCTTCCACATGTTGAGGCATTGAGGGAACAGATTGAAAGTAAGAGACTTCTTGGTGAGTTGGACCATCCACACGGATTTGAAATCTCACTTGGTAATGTTTCTCATGTTGTTGAAAGTCTCGAATTTGACCCACAGCAAAATGCAATTGTTGGTAAGATTAGACTCCTTAACACCACTGCTGGTAAGGAAGCACAGGCACTTGTAAGAGATGGTATTCCTCTGAATATCTCCTCAAGAGCTGCTGGTACAGTGGATGAGTCTGGACATGTAAAACTCCAGCAGTTGTTCACATATGACCTTGTTGCAGACCCTGGTTTTGCAAATGCACAACTCAAGAGGGTTAATGAGTCTTATGGTTTTGGTGATGATGAGAACATTGACATCTATGACATTACTGAAGATGCCAATACCAATCTTGACCCACAGGTTACCAAGACTGCTGACTATGCAGCACCACAGGCACAGAGAAATGAAGATACATTAAAAAATACAAATATGGAAGACAACAAATTCATTCAGTACTCTGATTTCCAGAAGTACAGTGAACACTTATCCGAAATCGTCGGTGAGCTCCAGTCTGCCATTTCAAATATTAAAGATGAGTTAATCAGTTACAAAGAGAAAGGAGGAGAAACTCCTACCCAGACTTTTGATGCTGCTAACATTGATAACTCACAGATTGCAGATCTTGTTGCTAAGGAAGTAGCCAGAATTACTGGCGAAGGTGCAGCAGAGGTTGGAGGTAATCAGAAAGTGGCTGAACTTGAGGCAAAGGTTGCTGCAGCTGAAGAGGCTTACAACAATCTCAAGAGTTATACCAAGTATCTTGCAGAGACTCTTGACAAGTCTATCACTCACCAGGACTACATTGCTGATGAGGCAAACAAGATCATTGAACACAACAACTATCTTGCAGAGAATATGAACAAGATTGTTGGTTACAATGATTATCTTGCAGAGAAGATGAACCAGATGGTTGGCCATCAGGATTATCTTGCAGAAAACATCAATGACACTATTTCTTATCAGAACTATGTTGCTGAAATGCTTGACAAGTCTATTGATTATTCCAATATGCTTGCAGAAGAACAGAACAAGTCAATTGCTCACAATGACTATCTTGTAGAGAAGATGAATCAGATGATTGAGCACCAGGACTACATTGTTGAGGAAGTTAATAAGATTAGTGGTAATCTCATTGAAGAGACCAAGACAGAAGAAACTCCTGCTGAACCAGTTGCTACAACTGAACCAGAAGCAACAGTTGAGAATACTCCTGTTAATGAGAACAATGAAGCAACAGTTGAGAATACTCCTGCTGCAACAGAGGAGACTCCAGTTGTTGAAGAAGATAAGTTTGATGCAAAGAAATATCAGACAGAACTTTCAGAAAAACTCGATGCTATTCTTGCAACAGCAAGAAAGGCTTATGCAGAAGCAAAAGAAGCAGAAGCAAAGGCACTTGAGGAATCAAAGAAGAATGTTGATACTACCAACTTCACACTTATCAATTATCTTCCTGAAAGACTCAATGAAAGATGGGCAAAACTTTCAGATGAGAGAAAGCAGGAAATCCTTGCAGAAGCAAAGATGTTTGTCATCAACAACCAGGCAAGTGCTGAATATTTCTGGAGTACCAGAGATTTCAGAGACAAGCAGATTGAACTTCAGAAAGTTGATGAAGCAGTAGTTGCACAGCCTACTCCAGTCAATGAAAATGTAGTATCTGATGAAAGACTCAATGCTATGAAGGAACAGATTCAGAGAAGGATGAGAAGATATTAATAGAAAACAAACTTAAACCACATTGGTATCTTCTCATCCAATGTGGTTTTTATACAAACAAAACCACAAGAAAACAATGTCAGAAATACTTTTACAGGTGTTGGGTTATGTATTCACATTTCTCACAGGTGGAGGCCTGATGAGTATTTTCTATTTCAGACTCAACAAAAGATTGAAAGCAGCAGAAGTTAAGGCAGCGGAAGTTGATGTTAAGACCAGGGAGATTAGTAATCTTTCAGCATCAAATGAAGAGTGGATAAAACTATATCATAATTGTCTTGAAGAGAAAACCAAACTTGAAGGTGCTCTTTCAGATATGACAAATAAACTTGATGAGGTATATAGATCAAAGGATGCTGCTTGGGACAGATACAGTGATAGTAGGTCAGAGTGCAATAAGAAAGATATGGTGATTGCTGAACTAAACTGGTACAGATGTGAAGTCAATGGTTGTCCTTACAGAAAACCTCCTAGAAAATTTGGTGAGATGGATTTCCCCAAAGATGCTGTAAATCCAATTGAGAATCCAGACCCAGATTACATTTAATAATACATTTCTATGTTGAGGGTGATACCTCTTCATAGAACAAAAAAATTCTGAAAAAAGAATTTACATAAATATAATAAACACATGAAAACTACTAATGTTAATAGAAGCAAAGAACATTAGTTGATTCAATAATAAAATACAAAAAAATCAAAATTAAAACTATGTTACAGAATGTTATTTTGAACGAGGCTGAAGTTTTGAAAACTTGGTCAGGTTTTATCACTGAGTCAACTGGCGTTACTGATCGTGCTAAATTGACTTGGATGTCAAAGTACTGTGCTTATCATGATATGAATGAGAAGCAGAGTCTTAACGAGAGTGCTCTTGGTTATGCGCATCTCAATCCTAATATGAATGTTGGTGGTATGGGTGCTGCTTACTTCCCAGGTGCAAATCCTAACAATGGTTATGATGGTGTACGTGGTTCAGGTGATAACCCATTCTCACTTCTTCCTCTTGCAGTTCAGGTCGCAGCTCAGACAATCGCTCTTGACCTTGTTCCTGTAGTTCCTATGCAGGGTCCTCTCGGAATCCTCCAGTATATGGACTATGTATACGAAGGTGGTAAGACTAACTTCCGTCCTCGTTTTGAGGGTGCAGATGAATCAAAGACTGCTCCTCTTATGGTTAAGTTGACCCTTTCTTCAGGTGATGCTAATTCAGACAGTGACATTGAGAATGCTCTTAAGTCAGATGCTGCATTGGTAAATGAAGATGCAATCAACCATGCTCTTAAGTTCAAAGATCTCCAGAAGGCTTTTGTTCCTCATATGGATCCTATCGCTGTTGGTGACTATGACCTCATTTTTGTTGCTCTTGGTCGTATCGACGGTCGTCCTATCTTCCAGGTAAAGGAAAAGGCTTACTATGCTGGTCTTGGTAAGGTTAATGGTGGTGAAGGTGCTGCTGCATCACTTGCAGAGACCCTTCTTGTTGACGAACCTGTTATCACAGGTAAGGACGGTTCAAAGTTCTATGTAGTTGACATTGACACTGTAAAGGCACTCGAAGACTTCATCCCTGGTTTCTCAGGTAATGGTTTCAAGAATGGTGACCCTATGTCAGCAAAGGCATATGACAGAGAGACTGGTGAATCAACTCCTTCAAACATGATGTCACTCAACACCTTCACTTTGAGTGTGAAGGCTAAGACCATCCAGGTTAAGGGTGCTATCACTCGTGAGCAGATCCAGGACCTCAAGGCTTATGGTATTGATGCAGTTGCTCAGGTAGAAGCAGAGCTTGTAAATGAGTTGACACAGCACATCAACCGTGAACTCCTTGACGAAATCTTCGCTCTCGGTGACCAGAACCACGTTGAAGCTGAAGCATTTGAAGGTATCAACCTCAATACTTACTTCACAGTTAAGGCAGATGATGCTGCACCAGAAGGATATGTTTCTTCATTCGTAGGTGGTGGTGCTGAAACTCTTGGTACCATCCAGAGAAGAATCATGAGTAAGATTCTTGCTGCTTCTAACCTCATCGCTCAGAGAGGTCGTAGAGGTGCTGGTACCTTCGCAGTTTGCTCAGCTGCTATTGCTACTGCTCTCCAGGATTGCGCTGGTTTCGTAGTATATCCACTTTCTAACACTATCAACCAGAACGCTGGTAGCCTCTATCCAGTAGGTGCTATTTCAGGTGTTTCTATCTATGTTGATCCTAACCTCCCTTGGAGTGCAACAAAGGTAGTTGTTGGTAGAAAGGGTAAGGACAATGAGCCTGGTCTCGTATTCATGCCTTACTTGAT